CAATGCAGTTCTTCTGAGAATGCAACGGGCTTGTTGGGATGGCGAGAGCTTGTTTAACGCTCTGCTTGATTTTGTGAGAAACCAGGATGCTGCGGATGGTAGGGATGCACGCAATGTATATACATTCGGGAAGCCATTGCCAAACCTGCTGAGAACAAACATAGCCCAACAATGATTTCCATGATAATTAAAAAGCTTGTATCATTCTAGACTCCAAGTGATTCGCAGTTCGCCTCCAAGGGCCTTCACTGCATCACTACTGCCTTCTGCTGCTTCATGAATGATCATCACGGAGGGGACAATGGCATCAGGAAGTGGCGTGACTGTAGCCTCTGGAAATAGCTCTTGCGCTTTTTCTGCAAGCGCATTAGCTCGTTGTTCGCGCTCTTCGTTTTCCCATTGTTCTACAAGCGTTACCGCCTGCTTATCCACTTCTTCAATCGTGTATTGAACTTTCCATGCTTCCCAGAATGGACGAAGAGTGTCCATGATGCTTTTGTAGCCTGGCGCAAATAGCAGCCACGGCCATCGCTTTGCTGCCCATATCCCTGCCTCGTAGCAAGAATAGTAAAAGAACGTTTCAGCGTTCATTGACTTTCTTGCGAAACTGAGCAAAATACAGTGCCTTGCTTGTATAAAGGCAAAATTTTATGAATGAGATCAAAATTTCTACAGCGAATACATCCCCATGTTGGCACGAGCTTTTGATTAGGAGCCCATGCTCCAGGCCATCCAAGCGCACTGGCCCCGCCATGAATGCCTATGCCTGCTCGTCCATTGCCAGCTTCTTGATTTTCTAGTTCAATCAAATCGTAAAAAGCCCAACCATAAGCCAAAAGCGTGCGATCATACATGCCTTTGTCGCCATAAAGAGCATAATCGTTATACAATTTGCCCAGTTTGTATAATCCTACGGGTGTATCAGAGCGTTGTATTTTCCATTCATAATCACTATATTGTCCACGAGCCAAGCAAGGAATTTCCCATAGAAGCTTCCCTTCAAAAGAAAATGCTTTCATGGTTTCTATGATGTCATTGACAATCAAATGACTATCGCCTTTCTTAAAGCCAAAGTCTTGCGGGCGCTTTTTAGGACCAATCATGGTAATTTTTGTGCTCTCAGGCGCGTATTGTTTCATTAGCCTACTAAGCTTTGCTGGATAGTCAGGGTCTGTTGCATAGCCCTGTTCTTTCAGCATTCGCGCAGCAGCATAACGATTAGGCGCATTATTCACGCCTTTGAACTGCCTGTAGTCTTTGTACCAGCGTGTGACTAGATATTCAACGCAAGCAGCGATGGAGGGGAAATTGATGAAGCCAGCATTAATTGTCACCCACTTTCCATCGTAAAACTCTTTCGTGCTTACGCCAGAACCTTGCCCTTTTAAGCCAAAGACATTGTTTTTTCCCGACACGTGACGGCCAAAGCCGCTTTCCAGACACCATTGTGCTGCAACAAGTTCAGGAAAACGAGCCCCCACGCGACGAGCATGGGAGCTAATGCCTTCCCAAGAATTGGCAATGTCAGCCATGATGGCTTATTTCTTTTGGCTACCTACGCGAAAAATCGTTTTCAAGCCTTCGAGGAGCACTTGCAAAACGTTGTTGCTTTTCCAAGGCGAGTATTCAATAAGCTGATCCAAGGCGCCAACAACAATGCCGCCAACAATGAACCATTCAACAGTGCCCATGATCATAGAGCGAAGACACTACAAGCCTAGCGACTAATTTCCAGCTCGCGCACGCGCACTTCCAAGTTTTTAATGTTTTCCGTGAGGGTGCCAAGCTTTTCCGTGATATTTTCCACTTGTGAAGTGATCTTCACTTGCTGATGGCCAATGCTCATCATCATTCCACCAGTAGCCAATAGCATACCAGCAGTAATGCTTACAGCCAAATTTGCAAGCTTATCCTGCCATGATTCCATTGGTGATAAATGATAATGTTTTTCCTCATTCTAGACAATCACCATTCCTTCATTGGCCGTTTAGGCTATGAGCAGGACAATTAAAGAATGCCATGGGGATGAGAAATGGACCAGATGATCTTCTCCAATCGCTTTCTGAATTACGCCCTGGCGAAGCTAAAAGACGCTATCGCAGAAGTATTTTCGAGGATTTTCCGACGAAAGGGCCGTTTGGTCATTGTGCCTGTGCCTATTGCGGAACGTGGGGCGAGAAACTGACCATTGATCACATTGTTCCCAAGAGTAAAGGCGGACCACACTTTGCAAAATGGAACAACATACCTTCGTGCTTGGATTGCAATGCAGACAAGGGAAGCCTGTCATTGTTTGAATGGTGGAGGCCGCAAGAATTCTGGACGCAACAGCGAGAAGAAGCCTTGCTTGCTTGGGTGTATGCACATAGCTTCGTCAGCGCCCACACTGAACTAGGTAGCTGGGAGCAATGGATGGAAGACACTCAGCGCATCTTGCCAGTGCATGAACAGCCAAAAGAAAAGGCAGCTTTTATGCCGCCTTTATTAATTTTAAGACTGGCTAGTTGATGGGCTGAAACATGCTTTCTGACGGACCATTGCGCACTCCTGGCAATGGACAGAAGCCATCAGGACAGCCACTAATCATATAGTCATCAGGATCGTAAGCGCCCACTTCCTCCATGAGAGCTTCTTTAATGGCTTCATAGTCAGCAATGCTTTTTGCTTCTTCAGCTTCAATGGTGGCAATCAAACGATTGAGATACCACTGTGCCTTTTGAAGCGATTCCAAGCCGCCTTTCGCTTCATAGCGCCAAACGTATTTTTGAATGTTGCCTTTTAGGAAACCTTCGAACGCTCTTGGCTCCATAGATGCTTCAATGGCATCAATGCACTCAATGGCGCCTTGGTAATGCGGAGGATGATTAACGAAATCAGTCATGATCAGAAAGAGTAGTTGTTTGCTTCAAAAGCAGCAAATGCTTCAGGAGCCACTGGGCGACCTAGTTCAAGCAATGCTTTGGCATAGGCAACGATTTCCCCTTGGGCGCCATGAGCAATTCGCAATGAAATGAAATGAAAGAGAGCCTGGAGAGAACAGGTCCAGATGAAGCTCGTATAAAGAGCAGAAGGAAGAATGGCTCGTGCCTGCTCTTTGCACACGCCTGCCAACAGAAGCCCTTCATAGGCCTCTGTGGCCGCGTACAAGGCCGCACAATAGTATTGCTGGGCTAAGTCTGTATAGTCCGTTTCGGCCTCCGACAGGGGCTTCCCAGCGGCTTGGCGATTGTCTTCGCTTTGCTGGTAGAAAACGCTAGGGCAATAGAATTCTGCGTCTTCTGCTGAGCAGTAGCGAAAACTCTTCTCATTCCAGCCCAGTTGATCATCAACGAAAGTAGATGCCACTGTATGTTTCCACCATTGTCTAGCAATGAACAATGGCGCCTTTACTTGCCATTTAAAAACCACTCCCCGAAATGGGCTGGTGTGGTGATGCTTGGCCAGGTAGTTGAGAAGCTTGTTGTCTTTTTCTTCCCATTGTTCTTTTCTATTGTCAAAGCTTTGACGAGCATCATTCACAATGGAAAGACTGTTGCCCATGGAGTCAATGAGCGCCACCGTGCTTTTACCATCGCCTAATGGATCAAGAGAAGGAAAGGTCATTTGTCAGAAGAGCTTTGGCCAATCATGGCGCGAAAAGTGAAAGCAAGTAGCCACCATTGCGGGAAAGTTAAGAAAAACGATGGGAAAAGAAAAGAAGCGCAAAGGCTTAATAGCCAGCCATTAAGAGCAGAACCAATCGCAGCAGTGAGAAACAGGCCAAAAAGCTCGCCCCATTTCTCGGCGGCAGTCTTTTCAGGCGGAAGCATCTTCCTCCTCTTTGCGGACTGCCTCAATGGCCTCGTAGGTGTTGTTGCGACTGAGCAGCATCTCCACGCCAATCAAATGTGCCAACATGCCAATGTCATGAGCATACTTTTTAAGCTCTGCTTCTGAGGAGCCTGCAGGCTCAAGGCTGTTGATCAACGCTGGCATTGCAGAAATTGCTGCGTCGCTGATGTACCATTTGTCGTCTTCTAAAGAAGGCATGGCTTAAAGGAAAAGGCTCGCTCATCATAGTAGCTTCAGCGTTTTTCGGCAAGCCGTCCAAAGTTTTTCGGCTCTCCGCCATCGTCATTTCCCTGCCGTTCGCCATTCGCGAATAGCATAGGCAAAGAGACGATAGAACCATGAGCTTTGTAATCCCCGCCCAATTTGCCTACAATGGC